TTGAACTTGGTATATCAGATTCTGCTGGTATATTTCCCATAGCAGGATCTCCAGTTTGATTAAATGCAGCCGGAGTTGCACCCTGTTGAATCTGAGAAAATTTTTCACTTAATCCGATAGGTTGAATATGCCAAGGTTCATTTGATTTAGGTCTATTAAAACCATACTTCTGTAACAATCCTTTACTAGATAAATCATCAGCAATACCAGTCGCTTTATTATCAATATCTATAGCATACCCAAATTGGTGCATCGATCTACCAACTCTAGCAGCCCAATTCCACCAATCTGTTGGATGTTCTATTTTCGCATCACGTAGCGTTCTTTCTTGTTGTGCTGCTGATCTTTTTCCTGATGTTACTATTGGTTTACCTTTATTTCCTGGCATATTAATATATTCTGTTGCCATAGCAGTAAAATTACCTAAAACATCTGACCTCAATCCACCAACATTAACATCATCATAACGACCACTATGATCAACCCTAAATGGAGCAGATTTGTCGATAAGCAGAGGAAATGATGGAACTATATCAGTTTTATTAACACTAGCACCACCATAACCTAAATCAAGATTATATCCCTTTTCAGACAATGATGATGCTGTTTTTTTTGATATATAGTTTTGTGGAGTATTATAGTTGAAATTTGTAACTTTTTTATTAACAACTCCCTTTTTCTTCCCCAACCCAAACCAACCAGACTTTTTGGTTTTCTTTTGTTTCATATCAATACCATCATCAGTATCAAATATATGTTGATCTGTACTAGCTAAATCCTTAACAATAACATTAGCACTAGCAGAAGGATCACCAACTTGCCCAGGTGCTGCATTCTTACTACCACTAGAACTACCACCACTTTTACCACTACCACCAGAACCACCAGAACTACCACCATTAGCACTATAATTACCATAATTACCAAGAGCATTAGCCAACCAATCAACCAACCCACCTATCACATCGAAAGCAAAACCACCACCAGGAAATAAAGTATATAATCCTCGCATAATAGATTTCATTCCCTCAATCGGTTTACCTTTCTTAAATAATCCTATACCTTTAATAAGACCTATAACAGTACCAATTCCTGGCATATTCTCTAAAATAGCCATACTATTCTTTTTAACAAATTTAGCAGTACCCTTCGCAGCACCAATAACCATACCACCTATATTCATACTACTAACCCACTCAGTCACACCAAGAATAGCATCAAATATAAAACCACCACCAGGTAATAAGGTATACATCCCTCGAACAATAGCTTTCATACCATCAATCGGTTTACCCTTCCTAAAGAAACTAATACCTTTAACAATACCAAGAATAGTACCAATACCAGGAAGATTTTCTAAAACACCAACACCAACCTTTGTCATTACTTTACCAGCAACTTTATCAAATTTTTGTTTACCTACAACATCTCTTGTCAACAACATAGCATCAATCATCAAACCCAATGGAACACCAACAAATGGTATTATTGATGATATACCACTCGCTATCTCCATCATACCACCAAAAACATCACCCTTCTTAAATCGCTCTATACCAAAAAATAAACCCAATAATGTACCTATAACTGGTATTCTTTTGAGCATGGATTTACCTAATGCTTTACCACCAACCTTAACCCCTTCCTTTACTACTTCTTTAAACCCCATCTTACCAATTATTTGCATTCCTTCAGCCAATACTTTCGGCACAGCCATAACAGATTTAAAAAACTTAGGAACATCTGATAATATTCCTATCGCATTTTTAATAACAAACATAATTGGTTTAAACATCATTCTTGGAATATCTATAGCAAATTTCTTCATACCCTTGACAACACTAAATAAAAATTCAGATTTACCAGTCATCATATATCCAAGCAAACCACCAGCGGCAAGAGCTAATGCAGCACCCTTCATTAAACCAAAAAACCAATTACCCTTTTCTTTTTTATTTTCTTTTTGTAAATTGTTATTCTCTCTCGCCAATGCTTCCAAATCATCAGTATTTCTGATTAATTTAAGCATCGGATCATCTTTGCGAGTGAAATTTTTCTTCTGTTGTGTTTGTGTGGAAGATTCTTTGTTGGGTTGAATTTGAGTAGATTGTTTGACTCCAAGTTTTTTAGATAAATCTTGAAGTGTTTTCAGCATTGTCTTATTTGTGAGGTTGGATAAGATCAATGATTTATTCAATACATCTATAGCTTTTGTTTGACCACCAGAAAATAACTTAAATGATCCAACTAATGCACCAATATCATTACCTTTATTAGCAAATGATTCATTTTTTATGAAACTTCTCGATAAAAAACTTTGACCCTTATCAGTATTGTTATCAGCTACATTGTTGTCTGCCATTTTGTATATTCCATAATAATGACTGATTTGATAATTATTGTCTTTCGTTCATCAAATCAGTCATTGGTCTATTTCTGTTATTACCATCTTGATTCTTTTGACTTGCCTCATTTTCTTTCTTTCTTTGTTCTACCATCCGTTCAAATATCCAAACAAATTCATAAAATTCAAGACTGTTAAAATTGGGAAGTATGTTCAACGCATATCCCAATTGAAACTCCATCTCCAAAATATCAATCAACATTAACTTCGGGAAGAAAAAAGTCTTCCCGAAACGACACAGCTATTGCAGCTGATCCCCCACATTCTTTACACGTAGCATTGACATATGGTTTAACACCCATCCCTTTCTTTTCTATAATAGATCGCAAATGAGAATAATCTCCTGGTGTTAATTCAGTAACCCAATTATATTTCTGTAATAGAGTTTTCTCTTCTCTATTAATTGTCTTCACCATCTGCGCTATCGCCAATAGTTCAACATCAACTTCTTTAATAACTGCCTTATTTAATTCAGTAAACTTATCAATATACAATTCATCTTTAATTTTAAGATAATCATATGTGATAACCTGACCACCAATCAACTTATATTCTTTATTTGGTTCGAAATCATCAGATACTTCTTGTACCTCTAAATTATCAACACCAAAATGATAATCTGATTTCTTCTCACATTTAGGACACACATAAGGAACTACATATCCACTTTCACGATACGTATTTGCTCTCAACCAAAAAATTATAAATATCTTATCAGCAACATATATATCCTCTACAGCAATACCTCTTGTGGTCTTCTTGAGAATATCATTTAAAATAAAATCTCCATTCTCTTCTGTCATTGATGATATCTTCTTTACCTCTAATACCTTCATAGGTCTTCCAACAATATCTACTCCTGTTGGATAAAATTTACCCTTTGACGGCAATCCAACAATCTTCCAATAATTAATATCAGATGATTCTTTTGGAACATCAATTATATTACTATATTTCTGCTGTATTGGGAGTGTTGGTTCAATCAACTTAGGTGATTGTTGCAGTTCATCTTCCATTTTAAATTCATTCTCTTTCAACTTCTTAAATCTTGCAATCAACTCAGCATCATCAATATCCTTATTTGTACTAATTGGTACTTGATTTACTGAACCAGTTTCAATCTGTTTCCACTCATTTTCATCAATGTCTTTCATTTGCATATTAAACTTCTCCAATTAAACTGTTAACTACTCATATATTCTTATTTATCAAATCAACATAGAACCAACTTTATAATCAACATCAGTACTATTTTTAGCATCTACTTTAGTTGATGCATATTCATTTAATGTTTCATCCCCCATAAAACCAACATCATCAGCATATAACACACTCATAAAGTCATAACCAAATGTTATAGTCCTCTTAATCGCAGCACCACCAGCATATGTGTATGTTGGTGCTGATGCTGAAATAAAAAATATTTTTCTAAATTTATACACAACTGAAACTGTAGCATCACTACGAGTAACCTCAACAATAAAAAAAGGAATCTTTACTTTATTTGGTGCTGTGTAATATCCGTTAGCACTTATAATAAGCCTCTGATTCCAATTTATAAACTTATCAACTGTCGATAATTCATCTTCTTCCATCTCAATAGTAAATTGTTTCGCTTTCGTATCCATAACAGGAAATGATCTTGGTACTTGTCCATACATCATAGTCACCTGTTCAAAATCATATGATGGCATAGTTATTGATGTTATATGATGTGCCATTATAACAGGTTTTGGGTCTATTCCAGTATCATTACCATTTGCGGCTCTTGATTCTGGATCACCCATACCATCAAAAATGAATACACCAACAAAAGACCAATCTCGTTGAATTGATTTTCCAGTCTTCCACGGATTACCAAAGAAAAATTCACCAAATGGATTGTTCTTTTTTGTTAATGAATCTGGCTCTGATATTACTGCCGCAACATCAAAGTTTTGTGTTTCAGCCATATATTATTATTTACCACATCATTACTGTTGGTTGCCAAAAATCATACTGAAATGTTACATCAAAAGTAACAGCTTCATTTCCAGTATATGTCAAAGCTACGTCAGGAATTGCCACAGGAAAACAATTATAAAATCTAATCGGATTCATTGGTATACCACTATATGTATGAGGAACTACATATATATCAGTAGCCAATTGTCGTTTGATTAATCCAGCAGATGATCCACCTAATGGGGATTTTGGATCTGTATTAAATATTCTCTCTTGCCAAGCATGCATAGATCGCCAAACTATTCTATCTTCAGTTTCTTCTAATTGTATACTAAATGTTGGAGAAAATTCATTTTTACCAGGAAAATATTGTTTGAATCCTCTGAACTCACTAGTAATTGCTGTATTTGTTCTACCAGGAATTGTTGCTGACCTCGCTCGAATCATCATATCAAACATATTAGCTCTAAATCCTGTCATCAAACCAATCGCAGGAATATAAACTTCCCACATAAAATTTCTTTGAATATCAGGCAGATGCTTTGCTCGTCCCTCTAATGTCATATTCATAATATATCGCTCCTAAAAAAGTTATTAACCTATCAATATTTAAATTTTAATTGACCAGAATCATAAATTCTATATATTTTTCTATCTAACATAATTTCATGTTCTGTTTTAGTTTTATCATAACCTTCTTTAACTAAAACATCTTTCCTATAACTAAATCTATTTTGTCTTACCCTATTATTTATGTAATGATAATTCGGTAATGTTTTATTTAACAAACTAAAATTTAACATATCATAAATAGATTTACCATTATTCATAGTCCAAGAACGATCTGCATAACTAATAATTTCCATTGGATTATATAATTCTTTAAAATGTTTAAATAGTTTATTAGCACCACCAACAACAGAATGATTAAGTTTATTACAAAATCTGATTAACTCATATGAACCTTCTTTACTAATAGAACCAAGATTTTTTCTTAGTTTACCAAAAGTCATCAAAGAAACCAACTCATCTTGATAATATAAACCTAAACGAATCTTATCAACTGAAGAACCCATAAGATGATTATCTATAAGAAATTGTTTACTTTCTTTAGATGAAACTTCTTTTATTAAACATTTTCTACCATATATAACTTTTGATTTGCCAAGTAGATTTAGGATTCTTGATTTAACTATATCTTGTTTAAAGACCCAATCATCCTCATAAATATGGATTAAATGGATTTCATTATTTTCAGAATCTTCAGTTTTATTTAAATGATAATCTTTTTCCCTATGAAGTTCATTATGCCAATATAATCCATTAAACTCAAAAGCTAATTTTAATTCTGGTAAATAAATATCATATTCTTTACCACTCAAATGTTCTCTATTATTATTTTCTATCTTTCCAGAATAATTTTTTTCTATAAATTCTTTTAAAGATATTTCATTAATAGAAGGCATACCGTTATTAGAACATTTTGGACAATTAGAACCTTGTCTGTGATTGTGATATGTCTGCTCAAACCAACCATGCTCTTTACATCCTATTAATATTTTTGATCTACTGTCTTTTAAATTACTAAAATTGTACTCATATCTGTCACCGTGAATTTCTCTCAAACTCATTATTGCTTTATCCTCAGTCACTCTAATAGAATCACATGATAATATTTTAGAACATTTTGGACAACTAGAACCAGATTTATGTGAATGTAAAACTTGAATAAACTCTCCATGTTCTGGACATATTATTTTTATATTAGTTCTCGCATTCAACTTAATATCTAAAATATCTGGATAAACAAATTTATTTTTATGGATTATCATTAACTCATCCATAATCTCAACATTAGTTTTATTTTTACCAACGCATTTAGGACAACCCTTTCCCAGCAAATGATGAAAAATATTTTGTTCATATTCACCATGATTTCTACATATAATAGAAATCTTTTTGTTAGAATTATCAATGAACCTAATTAGTGAATAATCATATAAATCACCATGAATTACTCTAAATCTCTCAATCAATTCTTCTGTATATTTATAGTCCTTACATATTGGACAACCCACTCCACGCAAATGACTCTTAAACCATATCTGAAAAGTCCCATGTTCTTTACATATAACTTCAATTTTAGAATTAACATTAGAAAAATTATTCTCAATCAATGAATAACCATATAAATCACCATGAATTTTAGTGAACTTTAAAACTATATCATCATATGTTAATTTACTATTTTTCGTAATAATCACTCTATCCCATCATTACACATTTTACAAAACATAAAACTCCAACTAATTATAATGAAAAATCTGGTTTGATGTCCCAGATTTTATTATAACATATCACTTACGCATTCGCAATTCTTACTGATTCAAATGTAACTCCAGTACGGGTTACGATTGTTGACAATCGGATGTATTCGATCGTTTTTGCTGGTTGAACATAGATATCAACATTCAATCTGTTAGCATCTATAATCTCAGGAGGATTATTTGAACTATCACACACAACCTCATATTTAATAAGTCCATCGCCAGCTAATACACCAGCCAAGAAATTATCAATCAAACTGAAAATTCTCAATCTTGTTGTTGCTGTATTATTCTCAAACACAAACGGTAACAAAGCTCTTTCAACATTAGTTTCGATATAAAGCAGATTTCTTCTGACATTAATTCTGTCTAATGCTGATGCTTTCATCTGGGATGTTTTCTGACCCCACATCACATTTCCAGTTCCCCTAATAAATTTAGGCACATTAATATTCCTATCATAGAGTCTACCGATCTCATCATCGGAGAATATTTTCCTTTGATCTTTGACTGCGAGAATACCTCTATTAATACCAGCAGGCGCATCCCAAGGATTACCCATATTATCAACTCTGGCGAAGAGAGCAGCACCAAAAACCGAGTTTGGTAGATAAACATCCTTATCGTTGTATGTATCTCTTATCTTCGAATAACCACCATATATAGCGACGTAGGAAGGGATTCTATAACCATACTCTTCAGCATTGATTATTTCTTCAGGAGTATCATCATTTAGACCACCAGCTTGAACAGTAGCAATGGCATCAGATCTTACACCAGCAATACGACCAATCTCTTGTTTATAGGTAGTAGTATTATTAGTACCGATAAGAATATTGACATTAGTATTGACACGATCTTCAAAGATTGCCCAAG